ACCACAAATGCAGAAGGCATCTCAAAGGACTGCTGTGGGCAGCCAAGAATATGACATTCCCACAGACAAAACAGACCACGTGGGCAATTGCAAATCCATACAAAAATATGAAACCAATAGACGCATATAGACACTATTATATCAAAGATAAAAAACATATTCTAAAATGGACAAAGAGAAAAACACCAACATTCGTAGAAAATAACCTCAATATAGATTAGGAATGATAATCATTCGAGTGACCAAAATGCGCACAGGTGACAAAAAGTTCACCGCCGAGATACCAGTGAACGGGCACGGGCACGGGCACAGAACACGCATAGTGCGGTTCGGACAGAGAGGGGCCAGTGACTACACAATACACAAGAACCCGCTGCGAATGGAACAATACGTGCGTCGACATGGAGGTAAACCCACCCGATTCACTGAACCTCAAAGAGTCCACAGTACAATGCTTAAGCGGATAAAGAGCAACAAGGAGAGATGGGGTCTTGATGGTCTTTATACACCAGGATTCTGGTCAAGATGGCTGCTATGGAGTCAACCCAGCCTTCGAGCGGCTGCACTCTACATGGAGAAAGAAGTGCTTCCACCCAACTACAAAATAGTTCTATCGTAGAGACCACTGACAAAATTGCTCGAGGAAAGACTTCTCCTCTTCTGACTTGCCATGGGGAAATATACTTCCATATATCTGAATATATTGTGTTATTGAGTGTACACTTAGGCGCTGCTCCAACACTCGCAGACGCTCCAAATTTGCCGAGTTCTCTTGGTACAAGAAATCATAGTCGTATTGTAATTTCTTGTAGCCAATGCAATCAAGAAATGGCCACATGTATTATTTGCATACATATTTTCCATAAGTCAACGTGGGCTTCAAGCCAATCTTAGACACCGGGTCCATGTGCTCGTACAGTTCCATGAGCCACGCCCGGATTTCAGGGCGCTTGTTGACACAGGCGGACAAGTAGATGCGCTGGAACAGGTACTCCCTGCTCACGTAGGAAGGCAAGGATGCACTCAGCTCGCGGAGCCCGTCGACGTCATTGGAACGAACGCAATCCAGACCCTGTTGGAGAATGTGTCTATCCATAATATATAAGTATATTATTATGTTTATTTTGGTGAGTACACTGATCGAAGGAGCCATGCACTACACCCTGCACATGGTCAGGGAGCCCAACCACATGCATTCTACGAGAGGATCCGGGCGGATCCGGGCAGAACTATCCCATTTAAAGAAAAGGATCGCTTGTACAGTACCATGTCAAGTCATCTGAGAGACAAGGGTATGGTTCCTATGCGTCATGCCAACAACAAAAAAATTTATGACAATGACGCCAAGATATTTATGGATGAATTGGACAAATCGCTCCTTGAATTCTATGGATCTGTTGTAGCCAGTGAGACTTCGTACATGACAGCTAAAAAAACTTCAAATCATTTAATATTTTCTAATAACTCATACGGAATGACCAAACTTCAACGTGAACGATTCATGTGTGTGGGACTTGGCACTGCTACGGGCTTATCACAAAACCACCTCGGAACTCGTGCGACCATGTACGGAATTTTAGAAAATGCGTCAACTGAAAATGGCAAAGCAGAGTCAGGTCAAATCTTTTCACTCGATCCGGATGACGGTAAGCTGTATCATATCACGGTGACTGTCGACAGTACTATCACTGCAGAAGACGAGTGTCCGATGTATATAAGTATAAATGAAGCGAATTCAGCAAACTTCAATGACTTCAATGGACACACGCAAAAGGGACGCGGTACTGTGTTCCAAATTGCATACACCAAATACCAGATCACGGATGAGATATGGAAGAAATTCTGTAATAATCTTGAATTCCAAACAAATCCAATGAAAGAAACTACTCTCGTCTTAGATGATCGGGTACTCGAAACACGCGAGTACAAGTACGATAAACTCCATGAGTATGAAAGATCTAAGAAGTGGATAAGCAAGCCTTTAGTGCAATATTTCAGAATAGCTCAAAATAAAAAAGACAAGGAACCATTTTTTAAGTACAACTCCCTCGAAGAAATTGAGAAGGAATTAGGAAAAAATCCATATATAAGTAAGGATAAGCCTATTGTCAAAGTAGTTTCATATCTTTCCAAGAGAGAGGGAAGTTCAAGAGACCCTAAATCTTATTTCATTGGAAATCTTCAACAGGACTGTGGATCAACGGCCACGAGCCCATTCGGGGTATACATTATGCATGACAAGCGTATTATAAATACAAGCCCTATTAGATGCCATAAGACTATTCATCTCAGTGCGAAAACCCCTAGTGCGCAAGAGGAATCTGGGCTGAGAATCAAAACGAGGAGGCATTGGTTTAAGGAAATTCAAAATATAAAGCGTGGCAGCCACGTATGTATGCAATTTTTTGAGATAGTTTCACATGGTACATGGTCCGACAATAACCTAGCGAAATGTGGGAGTGGGCTCAAGAGTTCGCCAGTAAGCATGTCAATAGAGCAAGACCTGCACAACATTCTAAACTATTACGACCGTGACAACACTGGCCCGTGCACATTCCAAGGTATACAAGACAAAGTGTACGAACGGAAGGTGAAGGCTCCAAAGCCCGTTGCACCCGCGGAGCCAGCGAAGCCAGCGGAGCCAGCGGAGCCAGCAGAGCCAGCGGAGCCAGCAGAGCCAGCAGAGCCAGCAGAGCCAGTTGAGCCAGTTGAGCCAGCAGAGCCAGTTGAGCAAACGCCTAAAACTATACTCTCAAAGTTAATGAGAACGAGGAGGTCTGCAATGCCTGGATGGATATACGTATGGACCCTCGGCTCGGATGAATTCACGACGTCAGATGGTAAATCCATAGTAAGATATGGTTACACGTGCAGAGACGACTGGAACGAGCGTATCAATGAACATCGAAATCACTACCCTAAAACAGAAATCGAAATCCTCAGTGTATTCAAAATTAAGGAGGCGACCAAGGATTATGAAAACGTAATCAAAAATAAAATTAATAATATGCCAGCGCACAAAGACATTAGACCGGGGACGGAGTTTACAACCGTCGACTACATTGAGAGTGTAGTCAAAGAGTGCGCTTCGGATGATTGGACTAAAATTATCTAAATTAATCTACTCCCCCGGCACACCAGTCGTCACAAGTGAATCCATCGAAAGACCTCGAGAAGATTAATTTGGCCATATGGTCTATATCACTTATAATAAATTATATAATGAACCGCAATACCGGACTATATCTTACACCTGCATTCATATTAGAATTATATAAAGAAGAGAAGTTAATCTACGCTCCCCCCTTCGCATACCAGTCCCCTAGCATTTCCATTGCACGGTGCTCCTCGTCTTCGGTGAATTCCCTTCCCTTGGTGTGGACCGTCCCGTGGAGGGCCTCGTGAATCAGCGTCCCAACGATGTTCTTGTAGTGCATCTTACCATCACTGACCCAGATGGTCTCGCCGTCGCAATAGCCAAAGGCGGAATCACAGTGCAAGAGAACGGCCCCGTTGACCATGCTGACGGCGTGTGCGAGATTGAACGTGCAACGATGTACATTCATGGTCTTTGCAAACATCATTTCAATATATTTTTTATTCTGTCGTAAGACCTGAGAACTCTCGCGCTTTGCACGATTAAGAAGTTTCCGAGAGACATAGGGTCCAGAAAGCCCAGGGCGAATGGCGGGAAATATCGATGTCATTAAATATATGTATCCACTTCCTTTTAATTAAAGATATTAGACTCTGTACACGTAGATGGGTCTACCAAGGATTCAGTTTTTCCCGCCCCTCGAGAATGATAAGTTCAATATCGTCAGCGAGGACCCTGAACGCATTGTCGTCACTGAGGGTATGGTCATGTCATCACTGCCTAAAGTGCCAACGGTCGTCATAAACCCAATGAAGCGCAAGGACTTCAATGAACTCGTGAGTTTCTTTGGAGGACTAACCAAGATGACAGAGGTGTGGCCCGACCAAGCCGAAAGTTGTGGAGGCATTGAGAAGGACTACGAGTTCGTCCACCACACCGATTTCCTCGACCAATTCGACTGCATCCTCGACCCCGGAATCGTCGTGGAAGACCACAAGATTCAAGATGCCACCAACGTCATGCTCAATGGCGACTTTTTCGATGCCCTCATTGGAATACTGCACGGATCGAAGAAGAAGTTCAACCTCTTCATTACGAACACGACCCGACCGTTCGGGTGGCAGCAATTCCTCGCCCTCCCACTGACCGCCAACATGATCAGAGCCCATTGCAATATTGTGGACCACCCGCGCGTGAATGGCATCCCCAAGGGCATTGTCAAGAATGACACAGAAGACAACAAGGACAAGAGCCTTCTGTGCTACGTCGTGCCTCTCCGCCCAGACGATAATCTGGGCCAGGCAATTTCCAAGAACTGCGTGGATGCAATGAAGGCCAAGGCACCTGGGGACTGGCTCAGGATCGAACAGACTACCGAGTACAAGGACCAACTGGCCAAGGCCAAGTTTGTGCTCTGTCCCCCGGTCACGGGCCTGGAAAACCCCCTCTTCTGGGAAGCCAAGAGTATCGGTGCAGTCCCGGTAGTCCTCCAAACGCCCATGACGTCGCTGTATCGACCGTACGGATGTGTCGTCGTAGATTCATGGGAGCAGGTGACCGAGGAGTTCCTTCAACAATTTATTTAGTTCCTTTCAACTGTTTTGAAATATTTCCCAGGAATAATACTATATGAAAACAATTATTATAATATTATTATTAATTGTTTTCATGAAGAGATCTGAGACAGAAGTGCGTGAAGAGGAGGGGACAGCGGTGCAGGTGGAGGAGGCCAAGCCGTCACCACCCATCAAGGTCCTGACCGAGTGGGTGAAGCCATGTGGCCACCAGGGCGACTGGTTCTTGCGAAATATAGGACTCAAGAACAAAATTAAATTCTTAAACTTCACCGATCGCGATGTGACCGTTCGCTACAAGCCCAAGCCTCTCCTGAACGGCCTGAGCATAAAGGGAAATGGTGCTGATTTCAACAACGAATACGAGTGGTGTGAATTCACATTGTATGCAAATGACACATACAAAGCCAACATCGACACGTATAGATGTACCGTTGAAATCGACAATTTCAAAGTGATATGTGCTGCATCAGACAATGTTGTTGTGAGAGAGTACAAAAAGAGACCGAGCATGTTGGGATGTTGCATGCCCGCCCTCACACGGAGCCGCCATGCGTAGTGGGGACTTTGACTTCAGGTGCTACGAGGGGTTCGAATATGCATTGTCCCTCCTTGTTGCACTTGATCTGTACGACTATGCAATTTTTAGGCTTTAGCAGGTGCACGTGGGGAGGTGGTCGATGTACTTGACACAATAGGTGTATCATTATTATTAATATTATTTCCGAAATAAACAACAGTATGCGTTTGTTGAGCAGGGCCATGAGCCCCGGTCACCTCAAGTATATGCAGGCCCTCCACGACCCCCACAAGCCCATAGTCCTGGTGACCGGTCCGGCCGGCAGCGGCAAGACGGCCATAGCGTGCAGGGTGGCCCAGGAGACCATCGCAGCCAAGAAATACCAGAAGCTGCTCCTTACCAAACCGGCCGTTGGAGTCGATGAGGAGCACGGCTTCATCCCAGGCGACCTGAACAAGAAAATGAAGCCGTGGCTTCTCCCCATGACCGATGAACTCTACGGTCCAGTGATGAACAAGATCGAGGCCACGCCGCTCGCCTACATGCGCGGGAGAACCTTCGAGCGCAGTTTCGTCATTGCCGATGAGATGCAAAACGCGACGCCCGCCCAGATGAAGATGATCCTCACGCGCCTGGGAGACAATAGCAAAATGATAATCGCGGGCGATATGAATCAGTTGGACTTGCAGGACGAGTCGGGGCTGTCGGACATTCTCAGACGCATCCCGAGAGACATGGAGTACATTGAGCACGTGGAACTCGACAAAGAAGACATCAAGAGACACCCTGCAGTTGTGGAGGTGCTCAATATATATGGGGAGTGAAAATGTTCATATATTATTTATAGTGCCTTATTTTAAGATGGTGAATAATTGGTACAAACCAGAGAGCGTGACCGAGCTGAGAAGAGTCATGCAAAATATACGAAATAGAAGAAACGTAAAATTCGGGAACAGAGAAGGTTCTTTGCGTAAAACAGGGCTTTCTCCTACAATATTTCAGTTTGTGCCACGTAATCGTACAAACAATACTCCTATTCTACTCAGTATAGATGGAAACGATGTATTCTTTTTAACTCCTCCAACAGTACGACGTAAACTGAATAACAATAATAACAACAATTGGCCAAAATTCAAGTTAAATGCATTTCCGCCTAGAAGAAGTACAGCAGCCTCGGCCGCCTAATTAAAATCTGCACCTCTATCAATGACAGCGATTCGCTGGAATGGCATGATATTGCACTTGAAGACCGATGGGAACCTCATGAGGGGTTCGAACAAATATACTTCGAAGCTCCTGTGCTCCTTGGAGGAGGGTGGACCTTGGAACTATATTTTTGTTATAAATAATACAAAGTGGGCATGTCTCTTTGATTTGAACATGTACCCCCACTTCTCGGGTGACTACCACCCATTTGTAGTGATTCAGTAGACCTTTCCAGATATAGTCCATTCGGACGGATCTTCACTGGTTGTGTCTGCACGGACGACCGTCCCCATCTGGTCTTCTGGGGGTTCCTTGAATACAGAGTGATTGCCATCGTAATTGTACCACACTGTCATGTGATGGAAGAACGTGGGCTTGTGATCCAAACCCTTCACGTCACAGTAGAACCCACTCCCCCACAATGGATCAGGATCGTATGTCTTAGGGAAGCGCACGAACCCCCTTTTGAATGATATATCCACCATCCGCCCTAACTCCACTGACGCACTGTGCTTGTCTAGATTCGTGTGCAATGTTACATGTGGAATATGTTTCATCTTATAATCTTTCTGGATTTGTTTGTAGTGGGTAGGCACAACCCACAAGGACAAGCCGTACCCTCCTCCCATATGTATACTACTATACTTTCGTTACCTCTATGCACTGCAACTCTCACAGTTTGTGTTTCCAAACTTTGTGGGGTCCAGTGTGAACTGCTGGGCTTTGGCCTTGGGGCGCGTTCGCAGGTAGTACATGCCCGTTTTGAGACCCTTCTTCCATGCATACATGAGCATCGAACTGATCTTGGCATTGGTTGGGTCTGCCATGAAGAGATTCATAGACTGACTTTGGCAGATGAACTGCTGGCGGTCACTGGCCATGTCTATGACCGTTCGCATGGATAATTCCCATGCTGTCTTGAACTGATTCATTTCGTCGGGTGAGAGAATGTCACCCATGTCCTGCACCGACCCTTGCGAGGCCATGAGCCGGTCTCTGGTTTCCTGGGTCCACTGGTCTTTGGACTTCAGGAGTTTGACCAAGTGCTTGTTGACCATCACGAACTCTCCGGCCATGGTCCTCCTGAGGTACAGGTTGCTCGTGTAGGGCTCGAAGCACTCGTTGTTCCCCAGAATCTGGGCCGTACTGGCCGTTGGCATCGGTGCAAGGAGCAGAGAGTTCCTCATGTTCCGGGCCACCTTGGGTCGCAGTTCTTCCCAATCCCACATGCGTTCAGGGGTTGGCTGGGTAGACATATCCCACTGAAACTGACCGCTATGGATGGGCGAACCCTCGAAGGAGTCGTAATTCCCAAGAAGTTCTCCCAGTGCATTGGATTCGGTGACTGCACCGAAATATATTGACTCGAATATATTCTTATTAATATCCTGTGCACCGGGTGAGTCGAAGGCGACGCCCGCGTCGTGGAAGACGTCGGCGAGTCCCTGCACACCTATGCCAATGGGCCTGTGACGCATGTTGCTTCGCTGGGCTTCCGGAGTCGGGTAGAAGTTCCTGTCGATGACCCTATCCAAGGACCGCGTGACGAAACGGGCCACCTCGACCAGTTCGTCGTACATGACCTTCCCCTGTCTCACAAACTTCGGGAGGGCAATGGAAGCCAGATTACACACCGCAATCTCGTCCTCCTTGGTGTTTTGTACGATCTCGCAGCAGAGATTGCTGCACTTGATAGTCCCCAAGTTCTTCTGATTTGACTGCCTGTTGCAAGTGTCCTTGTACAGAATGTAGGGCGTTCCCGTCTCGACCTGCGATTTGATTACCATGGTCCACAACTTGTGGGCCGGCATGGTGCGCCTTGCCTTCCCCTCGCTCTCATAGCGCCTGTAGAGTTCATTGAATTCCTCACCCCACGTGTCCACCAGCCCAGGACACTCATCGGGGCAAAAGAGGCTCCAGTCTCCATTGGTCTGCAGGCGTTCCATGAAGAGATCGGGCATCCACAGCGCCGTGAAGAGGTCCCTGCACCGCGCCTCCGGGTCGCCCTCATTGAGGCGGAGTTCCAGGAACTCAACGACGTCGGCGTGCCATGGCTCGAGATACACGGCCACGCTGCCCTTTCGCTTGCCACCTTGGTTGACGTACCGTGCCGTGTTATTAAACACGCGGAGCATTGGGATGATGCCGTCGGATTGTCCGTTGGTCCCCCTGATCTTGGAACCCTTGGCCCTGATGTGGCTCACGTGCATACCCACCCCACCGGCCCACTTGCTCACCTGGGCACATTGATCGAGCACCTTGTAGATGTCAGTCAGACTATCGTTGTGAATGCCCATCAAATAGCAACTAGAACACTGCTGTCGTTTACTCCCCGCGTTGAACAGCGTAGGGGTTGCGTGGGTGTAGTACCCCTTGCTCATGTACTCGTATGCCTTCTGGACGTCCTCCATGTTGGGGTAGTGCACTGCACAGGCTACACGGAGCCACATGAACTGGGGAGTTTCCAGGAGGACACCGTCAACACTCAGGAGGTAGGACTTGATGAGCGTTTTGATTCCGAAGAACGTGAGGTCTTGGTCTCGCTCCGCCTGGATGGTTGCATTCAGGTCGTCCTTATTGTCCTTCATCCACTTGAAGAGATCGTCGTTGATGAGTCCATTGTCCCAGCATTTCTTTACAGCGATCCAGAAACTCTTGGGCGCCATCTTGCGCATGTTGTCACACAGCAGCCTGATGGCCAATGTTTCGTACTGGGGCTCCTTCCACGCCCTCGCCATGCACGTATCGGCGCTCAGTTCGTCCACCTGACTGGTTGGTATGTTGTCGTACATATTCTGCACGACCTCTCGCGTGATGTCCGATGGCTGCACATCGGTCAGATCCTGGCACAGGGCATTCAAGCGCCGGGTGACTTTGTCAAACTTGACATCTTCCAGCTGGCCATTGCGTTTGGTCACCTTCATGTGGACTTATATCGGTTAGTCTTTATCTAAATATATATTATATTATGGAATCTTCTAGCGTGTTGAAGAATTCTTTCTACTCGGATGGCAATGTTGACTCGATCCAATCACAGATTCGCCGCCGCTTCAGGGGCGAGACGGGCATGACCCTGGACCGCCAGAGCGATGAGGAACTTCGCATCATCATGGGCACCGTCTGGGAGAACAACAGCCCCATTCACATTGACGCCCTCAACTCACTGGTGGTCGACTACTGCCTGGACCAGATCCGCGCCGGCGTCATGCACCACTTGGAGTGGCACCGCCACAAGGACGAGCCCCACTTGATGGAGCCCGGGCAGCCCAGTGACAAGTGGAGTCCTTTGGTCATTGGCAAAAATATATTTTAAGAAACTATTATAGATGCAAAATAAGACGCTGCTGGCTGGCCTCAAGGGATCGGTGGCGTACCTGATTTTCACAAAACTCGTGGCACTGCTGGAAAAATATCTCAAAGCCCGGGGCGTGTCGGACACGAACATACTCTATATTGAGTTAGCAACTCTTGTGATCGTTCTCTGGGTTCTCGTACATAGAGCATAGAAGACCGGACAGTATACGATGAATAGTTTAAACGCTTTCAAGTATGCAACCGGCGAGCT